CGCCTTCCGCGCAGCCTTCTGCTCCGCGGAGAGGTCGGCCGTCTCGTCCCGCTGGTCCTTGAGGCGCTGCACCGCCTGGTCGTAGGCGAGCTGGGCACGCTGCTGGTCCAGTAGCGACGCGTTCGCGCCGGCGGCCTGCACCGCCTGGAGCCGTTGCCGGGCCTCCTCGACCGAGAGAACCGCGTCGCGCTCGGACAACTGCGCGTTGGCGAGGCGGGACTGCAAGTCCTCCAGCTGCTCCGCCGCATCGAGGCGCGCCTGATTCAAGTCCTCCTGTGCCCGCCGGGCGTCCCGCTGCGCGTCGGCGAGGGAGCCCTCTGCCGTGCGGACCTGCTCGGCGGCCTGCCGCTGCCGGTCCGCGGCCTGCTGCACCGCATCCGCCAGACCCCGCTGGGCCTGCTTGACCTGGTCGGCGGCCCGCTCGTTCGCCTCCGCAGCAGTCCGGACTGCGTCCTGCACGCCCTGCTGGGCCTGTGCGATCTGCCGGGCTGCGTTCCGGTGCGCCGTCGCCAATGACTGCTGAGCGCCCGCCATCTGCAGGGCCTTCTGGGCGCCCTGCGCTGCTGCCTGCCCACCCTGCAGCGAGGCCTGCGTCGATGCGTCCTGGGCAGCCTTCTGGGCCTGCATGACCTTGCCCATCTGCATGAACGCAGGCACAGCCACGAGAGCGATGGATCCGATGCCGACCGCCGCAGCCGTCGCAGCAGCAGCGATCGCGCCCAGGCCGGCAGCCGCCACCGGCAGTACCGGAAGCAGAGCCGGGCCCAGCGCGACAGCCGCGCCGATGAGCATCTGCATCCGCGACATCGACGCGCCCGTGTCGATGTCGATGCGCGCCCTGCGTCCGTCAAGGCGGCTCACCTGCGCCTGGAAAGCAGCCAACTGGGCGGCGGCTGCCCCGGCGTCGACGCGCACCGCCACGTCAGCATTCGAAGCCGACAGGCGCTGCAGTCGGGCCTGCACCTCCTCGACTCGCGCCAAGGCCGTTGCGGCGTCGATGTCGATGCCGATGCGAGCATCGGTCAGGGCTGTCATCTGCGCCCGGAGCCGAGCGATCTCCAGCTGCGCCGGCGTTGTGTCGGCGGTGATGTTGACGTTCGGGAGGGAAGCCTCTGCCGATTGCACGGCCGCTCGCAGCCGGGCGCCGAGGGTGCCGTCCGTTTCTACGCGGATTCGTGCAGGGTCCCGGCTGACCGCGTCGATCTCTTCCCGCAGCAGCCGCAACTGGGCGATCGCCGCGGCGGTGTCCGCGCGGACCGCGACGTTCGGGTGGGCGGCGCCGATCCTCTGGAGGCGCTCCTCGATGTCCGCTGCCTCCGCGCGGGCCGTTGCGGCGTCGATGTCGATGCCGACGGTCTTGCCCGCCAGCGTCTCCAGTCGAGCCCGGAGACGGGCCAGGTCAGCGTCGATGCCCGTGTCGGAGAGGCGGACATCCAGCTTGGGCATGCTGCGGAACGCCGCCTGAAGGCGGGCCCGCAGCGACCGGGCGAACGCTCCACCCGTCTCCTCGCCCTGCCGGACCGCGGCAGGGCGAGCGGCGCGGCCCCCCTGCGTCACGCCATCCCGCAGTCCGTCCCGGATGGCGGCCGTGACTCGGGCAGCGATCTGCCGCCCGATCTGCTCCCCGATCCGCAGACCGACGCCGTCGATCTCGGACTGCATAGCCGGCCCGAATGCTCGGCCGGCGGCGTTCCCGGCATCCTGTCCGGCCCGTGCCGCCGCCGGGACGAGCGCACCGCGCAGGTGCGAGTAGATGCCGCGCGTGTTGGGGACGACATCGACTTCGACGGAACCCACGCTGATAGCGGCCACGGCACCTCCTCCGTGGCGCTACTCGGCGCCCCCCTGTATGAGCTGGAACAGCCTGTTGGCGCTGTTCTCGTTCAACCTGGCCTTGGCCTTGCGGGGCCTTGCTCCGGGCCGGCGGATCGGTTCCGGCGGGTCGGGGCGCTTGCTCTTCTTCTCGATGTTCACGCAGAGCAGCACCCACTCCAGGCGGGCGACCCGGTCGGCAACCATGGCCAGCAGCTGCTCCTGCTGGGACCAGCGGCCCTTCTCCGGCTCACCTCTCTCCGCCTGCGCGGCGAGTTCCTCGGCCGGGGTGTCGTTCCGCATCGCTGTCAACGTCCGCGACTCCGACGGCAGGCCCTCGATGAGAACGCGCAGACGCCGCCACGACAGACGGCCACGGTGCAGATCGAGCAGGTCGACCTTGGGCAGCAGATCGTCCTCTAGCTCTTCCGCGTACCGCTCCCAGACCTGGAACGTCCACTGGACTTTCCCAGGGCCTCCCCCGAGGCGAGGGACACGGCCTCGGCGAACTTGCTGATGCCGTCCGTGTCCGGGTCGAGCTCCTCGAAGATCTCGTAGTCGTCCTCGTGGAGGACGGTGGCCATAAAGCCGTCGATGTCCCCGCGGTTCAGGGCGCGCAGCGCGGACGCCCTCCACCGGTTGGCGGGCAGGACACGCACGTCCTTGGAGACGCCGTCGTAGCCGGCGAGCGGCACGGTGAGGTACTGGCCCTCCGTGTCCGCTTCGGTCTCCTGGGCGCGGGCGGCCTCGATCTGGTTCTTGGTGGCGGGCATGGCGCGGGCTCCTTGTTCTCAGGGCGCGGGCACGGATGCAGAGGTGGACGGGCCGGGCCCGCGCCGACGGTGATCGGCCCGCCCACCAGCTCAGGACCCGGTGTACGCCTCGGTCTCCGGGACACGGTCGAAGTGGTAGACGGTGTTGCCGGCGCTGTCCGGGTAGGCGGTGATCGTCCACTCGAAGCCGGCGATCTCGTCCTGCTTGTGGGTGACGTCGCTGCGCTCGGTGATCTCGCCCTCGGGGACGTAGAAGCCGCGCTGGAAGGTGTCGCCGTCCAGGACGACGAACCAGAACGCGCGCCGGTCCGGGACCGGGCTCGCACTCTCGGCGAACGTCGTCAGACCGGCGGTCGGCGCGAGGTCTGTGACGGGCACCCGGTACTGCAGGGACTGGACCGTGTCGCGGCCCACCTCCCACGCCGTCAGACCGAACGTCCGCAGGCTCGAGGTGATGGTCGTGCGGATCGGCGCCGTGTAGCCCCACGGCGTGAAGGACTGGGAGTCCTCCTCGAAGCCCTGGACGAGGCCGTCGTCGCTGATGGCGCCGAGCGGCGCCCACGGGGCCAACGGCTGGATCGCCGGGTCGCCGGGCGAGGTGGTACCGAGGGGGGCGACCCAGCCGCCGCCATTGGCGCCGACTTCCAGAAGGTCCGCCGCGCGGGTGATCGAAACCATGAAGGGTCTCCAGACATGCGAAGACCCCGCGGCAGGCGGGGTCGGGAAACAGGGTCCGGCGCGGGCCCAGCCGGTCAGGAGACCGGATGACAGTAGATCTCGTAGGTGGCTCCGACGCGGCGGAGCTCGGTGTTCTCGTAGGGGCGGACAGCAGGCCGGGCGATGGTGCCGGTCCGGCCGAACACCGCGGACTCGGTGGTAGAACCGCGGAGCTGGGTGAGGACCCAGCCCCGAATCTCTGCCGCGAGGGCGATCGCGTCCGCGCGGGTGCGGTGGTAGACGTCGATGTCGACGAATGCCCGATCCAGGCGAACACCATCGTCGCTGCCCCCGGCCACCTGGACCTGCACCGTGGGCAGTTCGCTGGCCAGGTTGTTGTCGAGTTCGTCGCGCACCACGACGTCCTCGTCGTTGAGGAAGGTGCGCAGAGCGACCATGACCTCCAGCTCGACGTCGACGGAGCCGACGGCGGCCATCAGCGGTTCCCTGCCACAGCCGCACGCAGTAGCACGTGGTGTGCGGGGACCCGCTCCGTGCCGTACTCCACCCATCGGGCGTAGTAGGTGGGGTTCCTGACGTGAGCGACGGCGCGGTCGCGGCGGCGGCCCCCGCGATCAGTGCTGGTGACCTCCCACGCGCTCTTGTACTGCCCTGGGTGCGGATCACGAGTCGTACCGACCGGGGATATGGCTACGGCCACCGTTTTGATCCGCTCGGCGCGCCGCACCATGTCGTCACGGACCATGTCGGACCGCAGCAGTTGCCCCACGCCTTTGCGCTTCATCTTGAAGCGTGCAGCCATGACACCTCCTAGCCGGTGACTCGGTCAGCAGCGAACTGCACGGGACCGTGCAGACCGGTGAAGGCGTTGCGGCCCCAGTCGCCGGGCTCGCCGGTGACGTCGCAGACGACGCCGCGGATACGGGCCTTGTCGGTGGTACGGATGTCCGAGCCGGCCGGCGCGTAGACAGTCCAGCCGACGATGACCGTGTCCCTGGCCTGCTGCTCTGAGCCGCCCACGGTCGGTGCCTGTTCCCGCGGGGTGACGACACAGCCCGGTAGGTCGAAGGACTCGTCGGGGCCGGGCAGGAGCTGCCCGCGCGGGTCCCGGCCGGGCGAGGGGCCGGTGCGCAGGATCCGCACCGTCTCCCCGAACGGATACGGGGCGGGCATCTACACCCACCCCCACCCGGGCTCGTACTCCAGCGGCGGCCCGTAGTCGTCGTCGACCGGGTACGTCGGCGACGGATCCGCGCCCTCCGGCGTCGGATCGACCGTGAACGCACCCCCGCGCCCAGCCAGGGACTTGAGCGCGGACTTGTCGGCCTTCGTCAGGTACAGGCCGCCCGAACCGGACGGACGCTGCACCGACATGGGGCCGATCGTCTCGTAGGACACCTGCTGCGGATTGACGTAGGCCCGGCCGGCCACGGACAGCACCACCGCGGTGGCCTGGTCCGGGAGCGGCTTCACCACCGTCTCAGCGAGCGCCACGGCCTGCTGCAGCAGCAGGTCGGCACGATCCCCGTTGATCTCCGGCAGGTCCAGGTAGAGGGCAAGCTGCTCAGCCGTCGGAGTCACGAACGCCACGGAAAACCTCCTCACTTGCCGGAGACGCAGCCTTCCGCTTTTCGCTTCGCGCCAGAGATGCCAGCTTGCGGCAAGCCAGGCACTGCCTTCCCCTACGGTTCTTCTCCCAGTACGTGTTCTCTTCGTCGTAGGGGTGGCCCTTAGGGCAATGGGTCTTGTCTCGGTTGTACAGTCCTGCCGGTCTACCGAGCTTCTTGTCTCGGTACCTTTTGAAAGAGGCGCGACGGCAGGTTTTGCACTGCCTGCTGCCGGACTTGGTGTACGACGTGTTCTCGGGCGTCATTTCGTGGCCATGCTTGCACTTTCCCGTGCGATGACTAAGCCCGGGTGGGCTGTCGCTACGCAGCACGTTCTCCCGAGGGGTTACAGGCTCAAGATGTTCGGGATTGACGCACTGTCGAATCCGGCAGAGGTGATCGATCTGCATGCCCTCGGGTATCGGGCCGACCCAGTGCTCGTAAGCCCACCGGTGAGCGGGAACCTTGCGCTGTCCATCCCAGAAGTTCCCGTATCCGTTGGAAAGAACTCCAGCCCAAACCCAGTGCCCGTTCGGGGACCTGCCGACCAATTCAAGGAAGCGTTCATGGGGGTCGCGTCTGACGTTGGATGCCATACCCCATTCTACGACTTCGCCAGACTCTCCACTGCCTCAACCCACGTTCTCAGCTCGGCAGTTGGGTCGAGCTCACGGCTGCGTTCCCTTGCTCGTTTCGACGCCAACCGGTACTCGGATGGAGACGAGAGCAGTTTCGTGAGCACGGCCTCATACCCGTCAATGTCAGTTCGGTCGACAAAGATGCCGCCCGTCCCCAAGCTCTCGCAGAGCCCGGGAGTTGGGTGTGCGATCACCGGCAAACCGCTCGCCAGTGCCTCCACGCCGGCCCGGCCCCACGACTCGTAGGAGGACGGCATCAGCAGCACCTTCGTGCGGCTGTAGACCTTCTCCCGCATGTCCTCACCGTTGACGTGCTCAACGACCTCCACGTTCGGCAGGTCCGGCAGGATCTGCTCCCCGTAGGCGCCCTTCACGGCGAGGAACTGCTGATCCGGCATGCGGCGGGCCAGCTTCTCCAGCACCTTCCCGCCCTTGGCCTCGTTGCAGTTGATCAGCGTGACGGCCTTGCCGGGCTTCGTCGCGTACTCGTCGGCGAACACCGGCGGGCGCACGATCAGCGACGCTTCGGGGCGGATGGACTTCGGGTACTCGGCGAAGAACAACTCCGCCTCCCGCTCCATCCACCGGCTGTTGTAGACCGCCAGCGCCGTGCCGCCCGCGGCGGCATCCCGGAACGTGGGCCTGTGGGTGTTGTGGCAGATCACCGCCAACGGCTTGCCGTACCCGCGGGCCAGCGACGCCGTCGACGGCACGCACTCCAGGTGCGAGACGAGGACGTCGGCCTGGCGAACTGCGGTGGGGAAGTCCAGGCGGGCTTCGAGCGGCACCACGCGGATGCCCCGGTACTCGTAGGGCTGCACGATCTTGCCGTACCGGGACAGCCACACCGTGACGTCGTGGCCGCGCTCCACCAGCGGCCGGAGCATGGAGACGAGCATGTGCTCGGCGCCCGCGTTGTGCTCCGGCGGCATGGCGTGCACGCGGGCCACGATCCGCAGCGGCGCGGTCCCGCCCGGCGCGGAAGCCGGGACCGCCCCCGCCATCAGCTACCGCTCGGGGTGCCGGTGAACTTCACGAAGGCTTCCGGGTCGCCCAGGACGAAGCCGTAGTACGCCTCCGCGAGGAGGAGCACCAGGTTCTCCTGGAACGCGGAGTGGACGCCGCCGTCCTCGTCGATGTACGTCGCCTCACGGGAGATTCGCACGGTGATGTCCATGCCGACGCCGTAGGCCGTCTGCGACCAGTCACCGCCGATCGCCCGCAGGCCCGAGTCGACCGTTCCGGACTGGCGGCGCAGCTTGCCCGACACGCTGCGGGAGTAGGCGATCGGCTCGCCGACCAGCGTACCGGCCAGGGCGGCGCCAGTACCCGGCTGCGTGGTGTCGACCAGGATCGGGCGGCCGGTGGTGTCGGTGGCGCCCAGCAGGCGCGCCTTCAGACGGTGGTCGGCGACGGTGCCGGTGTAGTCCCAGTCGTCGTCGGCGATGTCGCCCATGCCGGCGACGAAGTCGCCCCAGATGCCGCCGTTCGCCTGCGTGGCGGTGCCCAGGGAGACGGCCTTGGTGGTCTGGGTGAGGTAGTCCGGGAAGGGGCCGGTGGCGCCCTTCATCGTCTTGCCGTGGATCGCGGCCCGGTCGAACGCCCGGGAGAACGCGGTCGGCAGGTCGCTCTGCAACTGCGTCCACAGGCCGGCGGCGTTGGACTGAACGACCTCCATCGCCACCGGAATGAGGACGGCGATCTTCTTGCCGGACATCTGCTTGATGTCCATGCCGCCGGTCCCGAGCGGCTTGCGGCCGGCCTGCTCGACCCAGTCCGCGGTCGGCACGTCCAGCGGCACCGGCACCGCGGTGTTCGCGCTCATGGAGAGCGGCACCCGGCGGGCGAGGCTCATCACGGCGCTCTGCTCGACGGACTTCTCGAAGATGGGACCGGTCAGAGTCGGGGGGAGGAACGTCGCGTCGACGTCGCTCAGCTTGATCGGATCGGTGTGAGCCATGGAGGGCTTCCTCTCAGCGGCCCTTCAGGGCCTTGTCCATGAGCCCGGCGAAGATCACGCCGGGGTCGGAAGATGAACGGTTGCCGTTGCCCGAGGAGCCCTGCGACCGGTCCGGTCGCGGCGGGCGGGGCGAGTTGTCGGCGGGCTTCGCCAGATGCGGCTTCCGCTTCAGCAGCTCGTCGAGCCCCTTGCGGATGCCATCGGTGTCGATGTCGCCGTCGTCGGTGACGAACTCGTCGAGGTTCAGGAAGGCGTGCGCGTCGTCGGGGTCGGCGAACTCCATCGCCGCCAGGGCCCGCACCTCGGCGCGCACAGCACGCTGCTGCACCGCCTTCGCCCGGTCCTCGGCCGCCCGGAGCTGCTCAGTGAGCCGCTCCTGCTCCGACTTCTGCGCGTCCTCCAGTTCCTTCGCCTTCTTGGCGAGGGGCTCGAGCTCACCGGCCTTCGTGCGGTACTTGGCCGCCTCCCGGCGCAGCTTCTCGATCTCCTTGCGTGCCGCCTCGGGGTCCTCCCACGGATCCACCTTCGTCGGCTCCGCCTCCTGGGCGGCCTCCGGCTGCTGCGGCTCCGTAGCGACCTGCTCGGTCGTCTCCTCGTTCTCGGGCATGGTGAAGTCGCCCTCCAGGGGCAGAAGAGGGCCGCCGCCAGGGCGGCCGTAGGGGTTGGTCAGTGAGCAGCCGGCAGCGGGTTGCTGTCGTGCTCGGCGAGCGCCAGGCGGAACCGCCTGAGCTGATCGCCCGAGTGGCCCTGCGCGAATTCGCGGTAGATGCGCTCCCACTCGCGTGCCTGCGGGGACGGCTCGAACCGCTGCCCCCGAAACACCGGAATCACGCCGCAGTGACAACCGTCGTGCGCCCGGAAATCCGCCGTGTCCTGCTTGAACACGGCGCCACGCGAGGCGAGCATCTTGCAAAAGGCGCACGCCCCGAGTGCCGCCGACCGCGCCCACGCGGTGGCCTGCCGGTCCCGTCGCACCGCCTCCCGGACGGTGCCACGGCCCGTATCGGCCACCAGCTTCTGCGCGACCTGCTCGGTCTTCACTTCCGCCTGATCCAGGCGGACATCCATCGGCTGCAGTTGGGCCGGTGTCGCCTCCTCCGGCTCCCGCGGCCACAAGTCCTTCGTCGCCCACCGCAGGGACGCCTGCGTCTGCTCCTCCGGCGGAGGCTCCACGACAGGCACCGTGAACGGGCCGGGGGCACCGGCTGCCTCACGCTGGGCGTCGTAGAACTCCGCCGCCAACGCTGCCGAGGTCCGCGAGTACTGGTCGATTACCGTGTTCATAGCGGCCAGCCAGTCCGGCACCGACTCCCGCAGCCTCGACGGCAGGATCAGGCGGCGCAGGCTGCGCACGTCCCGCACCAGCAGCCGCGTCAGGCTGATCCGTGCGGCCCGGTACCGGCTGGAGTCGTCACTGCTGTCCGAGACCGTCGTCGCCACCGGTCACCTCCGCCGTCGGCGGCAGAGCCTCCGATTCGCTCAGCGCGGCAAGCCGGTCCATCAGCTGCCCGCCAGCCGCAGCACCGGCACTACGTCGCCGCTCCGCCTGCACCCGGCGTCGCTGGTCCTCGGTCAGCCCGGCCATCTCCAGCACGACGTCCCCGTCGGCAGGAAGGATGCCTGCCTGGACGAGCTTCACCGCGGCGTCCGTCTGCGCGGCGATCGTCGGCGTCGCCGGGTTCCGCCACACCGTTTCGATGCGGCGGGTCTTGTCCGGCGGCTCCCCGTTCCGGAACCACAGGGCAAGGCGCAGCGCGTCGCGGTGCGTCGCCGAGAAGCGGCGGATGCAACGCTCCGCCTTCTTCACCTGCGCGTTGTCCGCGTACCGGATCGCGTCGGCGCTCGCCGGATTGTCGCTGCTGTAGCCGAGGACGTGCGGAGCAACCGACAGCTGCGACGCCATGATCCGCGCGTACAGATCAATGATCTTCGTCTGACCGGAGGGATCGTGGGCGGCGAACTGCCCGACGGTCGGCACATCCCCGTTCTCGTCCCGCTCGAGCGCCAGCACGCGGCCGATGTACGTCTCCCACGCCGACTTCGCGTTCCCCTCGGCATCCTGGAAGGCTCCCTCGGAGACACCCAGGATGTAGCGCTGCGGTGCCTGGAAAAACTCGGCGCCGACCTCGATGCCCATCAGGCGCCGGCAGGCCGCGTCCGTGATGGACATGACCTCCGGCGTGATCTCCGACTTGCCTATCCGGTCCGCTGTGCGCTGCCGGTTCGCCATTCGCAGCACCGGCACCATCCCGAGGTTGTGGACGTCCCGGTCG